TAGTAAAGAGAGTACCTAAACCCTCTACTCTCGAAGAATTGCTTGCCTTAGTAACAGTACCCGTTAAACTAATCATACCTGTAGTGTTACTACCGTTACCTGCATCAAACCAGTAAGGAACTTGATGAGAAGGAGATTTGTAGTATTTCAAAAGTTTAATGCGGTCTACAGCGTCACTCGAATCTAGGGCAAGATAGTGATGTTCATGTATAAATTCACCTGAGTTTGCTTGCTGCGTCCAAGAAATTGCTGCCATTCCACTGCAATCTTGCTGATAGGTAGTGAGGGTGCTTGAAATATTTTCAATAACAGCAGCACCACTTTGAGGAGCTTTAAATCCATATACATTATCGCCGAGTTCAAACAACCCCGTAGCGTTGTCTATAGAGCTATTAGTACTTGCTAAACCTCCATAAGGTAGGCCGCGAGGCAACCTGTCAAGGTTGTCTTCAAACTTATTCTCTACGTTTATAGTGATTCGAATAGGCTGTGACTTATTCTCTAAAGTATTAAGCGTTCTAACAGATAAGTTATAAGTTCCTGTAGCTACTTCAGAGAATGTACGTTGTCTAACACCTTTCTCTGCTATTAACGGAGTTTCTACTCCTGGGAAGTCATGTTCGATCTCAAAACCGTGCAGGAACTCATACTCGTCAGTAAGGCTAATAGTCGACGTAGTGCCATCTTCGTTAGTAACTGTCTTACTTATACCTTGTGGAGCTCTCCAGCTTACTGCTACAGAGTTTCCTTTTCCTGTATCAGAAAGGGTCGCCTCGTAGAACACATCGAGAGGAACTGGTACTATATCCGTAGATTTTACAGGAACCTCAAGAGTCTGCGCGACATAAGTTGTAAAGTCTTTCTCTACTGCGTCATATTTAGAGTCATAATGCTCAACTGCTGATATATCATAAGTATTCTTAGAGCTCTGGGAGATTGCTAGCACTTTATATTCTTTTGCGGAGCCCTCTACATTTACGCCTCCACTCTGTTCAGTAAGAACCCAAATATCTTCCAAAGCTGGAACATTAGAGAAAGCCGTTGATACTGTAATAGAACTAGTGGATCCCGCAACTACTACTACTTCTTGTGTTTCTACTCGAACATTATCCTTCCAAGAAAGCAATAGAGCTTCAGTATCCGCAGGGGCAGCTTTAGCATTTGCCGCGTACTCCTCGGTAGCTATATCCTGTAGAGTGTAGGAGCCATTGCCATCGTGGTCTATATAAGCCTGCTTTATTAAGTCGCCTTTAATATAATCCACGGAATCAATAGTAGCAGAGTCACTACTTAAAAAGGCACCTGGCTCTACAACTATCACACTCATTGTATAAGTGTTAGAGCCGTTTAAATTTACAGGCGCGTCTAGAGGTATAACAGTGCTGGATAAAGTACCTGTATTACTTATACGGCCACTATAACGTACTGCAGTTCTATCCGCATCTTGTATATTAACGATATCTCCGGGACCGATAAAGCCCCCGTTCAATCCTGTGGAGAAAGATACTACTTCTCTCTGGTTAGAGGCTGTCCATAGCTTCCATCTCCCGTATCTAAGTGCTTGACCTTCTGAGGTACAGCCGAAAGCAACTGCTGCCTGATTGATTATCACACCAGTCTCTGCAATATTTATTTTATCCTCTACAAGAAGAGGCTCTGACTTATAGTTATTGTCTGGGTTATTCCATGATACAACTACTTGGTTAGCCCTTGTCTTACTTCCAGTACCTTCATAAGTGAAGGCACCATCAATTACGTTCGCTTTTGAGAAAGAGTAAACAGGGCTCGAAGGAGCGTCCTGTACTGAATGTATTTTTCCGTCTAGAAAATATAACATACCTAGGAAAGTAGTAGACACATCTTTTAATACTTTATATGCATCTGCGGCTTTTGTGAAGTAGGCATTTAAAGTATATCGAGGCTCTACACCTCCTTTACCGTTATCAACCTCTTCATCGCAGTATCTTGCAATTCGATAAAGAGAATAGATATCAATATCCATATCCTGAATAAAGTCTCCAAGCCCATATCTATTGTTTGTAAGAAGATCGTAAAATACCCAAGCAGGATTATTAGTATAAACTAATTCTTCTCGGAAGCTGCCGTCCCAATCTTGGTAGGTACTTTCTACCGCGCCTGTACTGATATTTCTTTTATAAGATGCAGCGCCTCCACTTTCTTCTCTAGTAATATAGTTAGAAGGTACGTTTATTAGTAAACCTCTTACATGGTAACCCCTTTTAGGAGTATTCTGGAACTCTTTAGTACTAAAAGTAGTTTTTGCCATAGCAGTGAGAGGGTAAGCAAGCTTTTCTTTCATAATACTAACTATGAGAGATAGGCTTCCATTCGTAATATTACCCCAATCATGAAAAGTCGTTGTTGTAGAATCATATCCTGGCCCGTCGTGAGCCGTCTTTCTACTAACCGTAAGTCTAAAGTCTTGAAAAGGCCTAAATTGTGTCAAGTCAATAGAGTGCTCAAAAGTAGTAGCGTTCTTCTGAAGACCTGAGTGCTGCAAGGTCTCCCTAATTACAAACGTAGGGCCCCATACATTTTCTTCTTTTAAGGCTATAGCAATTTGATACTGTTGATAAGTAGTTCTATCCTTGCCCTTACCGTTAACGGCATAGAAACCGCCTGGATATACAAAGTTAAGTTTTACTTCATCTACTTCTAAAAGTTGAGAAGCGCTTAGCCCTACATTTCCGCTGCCAAGTAATTCTCTGGGGGCCTGACTACCTGTTCCAAATCCTGTAGTCTGCTCCATTGTAAGGCCTAAGGAAGTAGCTTTACCTGTCGAGCCTTCACCTCCAGACCCCGAAAACGGAGTCTGGTGCAGAGTACCTGAACGAAACTGAACGCTAGAACCTTGATATTTTTGTTGGAAACCTGCGTCTATAACAGATACACTGCCTGTATCAATAATGCCTGCACTATCAAACTTATATGCACCTGAAGGGCCCGCCCACGGAGAATCAAGCACAATAGAAGTACCACTCACAGACGCTAGTGTAACGATTCTATCTAGATCCAGTATATATCCATTATCTGGTATAGGATTATCGTTGTAGTCTCCCTGACTACCTGTACGCCAGCGAGCTGTAGTTGTATTGTCTATGTGATGCAAAAACCCCTCAATAGGAACTCCTTGAGGAGTAGTAGAGCTACCTTTAATTGCAGTAAGGCGTGCAGGCACAGCAGACTCTGGATCAAATCTATCTCGAGACTCTGTAAGCATATCATTCGTAAAGTAAGACGAAGAGGTATTTAAAACGGTTTTATGCCTGCTCTGATACTCCGAAGTGACAAGAGTAGAGGGAAAAGCACTACGAATAACTAAGTATTTTTTTGCAGTAGCAGGAGCATCTGAAGGGATAATAATTGGATCGGGGTCTGCCGAGTTATTAATTGTTGCGCTGGTAGAGCCATTCGCTAGCGTAATAGTCATAGGGCCTTTGTTTAGCTGCTCTGGCGAGTACGCTTTATCGGATATACTATCATCGTTCAAAAATACAGACGAGATTCCACTCACCAGACCATAGATAGGGCCCTCTGAGATAACATCTGTTATCGAGATATTCTGTCTATCGGACTGTCTCGTAGTTATAGGATTATCTATTCCAGTAGAAGATCCTGAATTTCCTGTTCCATTTGTGCTTGAAGTTGTCATATTTAGTCCTTATCTTTGCTGTGTCGCGGGGGGAGACGTTTGATCTGTTCCGGTACCTGTGTAGCTTCCTGCATACGAAGGAATACCTCCCTGATTTCTAAAGCTACCTATTGTTGTCTCCACTGAGACGGGACGGCCTGGTACCCTTAACTCTCCGTAAAGAAGTGGAATTGGGTCCCCTTCTACAATATTTTGTGTATTACCATTAAAAGCATAATTCTCTGGAGAGTCTTGATCTACAGAGGGGTCTGGCGCCATCATCTGTTGTATGCCCGAGAGAGCTAAGTTTATTGCTAACGTTGTGGCAGCAGTACCTGCAGCAGTTAGTCCTCCCATAGCCGCTCCTCCAGGGCCTACAGCAGTCGCAAAGCTACCTCCAAAGGGCGTAAACACAATTAAAGCAATGATAGCGATAGCGGCTAATATTTTTCCCACCCCCGACTTAGAGCCTGCAGGTATGATGGAGACAGTTACGTCTCCTTCTTTAATAGGTAGAAGCAATGCATCTGCATCAACTAGAGTACCTTGACACTCTACCGTGAATCCGATATCTTTCTCGTGGCAGTCCAATAGAAAGGATTTAAACTCAGGCCGATTGGCTTCAATACATTTAAAAATATCTTTATATGTATTTCCTGCTACAACAAATTTGCTTCCAAACTTATCGCCTAATTCTCCTTGTAAGTATACATTACGTTGCATATCTATAAACTCCAGTTATATATTGTTTCCAAAATGGATATAAATTCTCTCGGCAAGATAGCCTGTTCTCTGCATGGTGATAGAATATGTCTTCTCCGAGATATACACCACAATGATTTCCTACGTTTGCTCTTATTGTAAAGATAAGTAGATCGCCTTCTTTCATATTGCCTTCTACTCTTTCAAAGCCCCATGTTGCTATATACTTGTCTGTAAAATAGTCTAAATCTTTTTCCCACCAATCATCTTCAAAAGGAGGTCGGTTGGGTATAGCCAAACCTTTGTTAATATAATAATCTCTTGCGGCTTCAAAGCAGTCATCCGTACCAAATTCATATTCTCGGCCGTAAAGAGGCTTAGCTTGCTTATCAGGTTGAAGAGTATATAGAGCCATCTCCGGATAACTAAAAATATGGTATGTAAGACCTGTGGCATTACAATACTTAATATCTGTTTCACTAGGGTCATTACTAGCATCTGGGTGGCTGTGTACAACTGATACTATATCACTTCTGTGTGATATATCTATAAACTGTTTAGAGTCTATAATGAAGTCATCCTCTCCCGTAGCTACATTATTACAAGGAAACCACTTTAAGTCTCCTTTTACAACGGCTAATACACCACAACCTTCTCTAGGGTAGCACTCTTCGAAATGCTCTTGTATCTTAGTTAAAAACTGTATCATATTAGAATTTCGCTGTTCCAGGAAATGCGCCAAAGGGAAGTGTAGAGCTAGTATCCTTCTTCGAGGAAGGAGGTGAGCCTGGCGTTGTAATGTCTGTGACATTCGCTTGAAATCTGCACTTACAGGAGTTTAAAGTCTTGCCACACATATCTTCTCTAGACCAGTACTTGGTTTTTGTTGCAGGTACAGTATCTGCGTCTGAAGGATCATGTACTACCCTACATCTCCAAATTGTATCTACTGCGGTCGCATTTATAGTAGCAGTATATCTTACCAAGTCGCCTATAGCGTAGTTGGGGCCTGCTGTATTATGTGGAGAGTAAGACTTCACCTCCTTCCAGTAAGAGGAAGTACTATCCGGATCTTTTGCAGCATCTGAAGTATGCACTATTTGACACAACCAGTACTTAGTATTATAAATAACGTAGCTATTCTGGGTATAAGATACAGACGCGTTTGACCAAGTCGTTGCATTAGTCGTAAGCCAAGTACCTAAAACTAAGGGTTTATCTTCTATGTTAAAGTATAGATTGTGGGCCTTAGTTGTGGCGCTAGCTGCATCGTAGTCTTTATGCTCTCCACTAGGTGCCCATGTACAACCACCTTTACCGTACATATAGTGTCCTTGATACATCCAGCTACAGTACTTACCTACAACTACTCTACGAGGTAGTTGTATGCCCTCTAAATCGTATGCGACTGCTAGCTCAAATGTGACTGATATATTGCTTTCCGAAGCTATGCGATCTATCTTATATTTTGCTTTATTTAACTCAATTGGAGGATTAGACACGTCGGGGGTCTGCCCTACCAAATACTTTTGTAGTGTTTGTCTACGAATAACAGTGCGCCCTATAAGATCATCATAACTATAGCCTGATAAAGCATTTCCGAGTACGGCGGTTACATTTGCAATAGTAAGAGTGGGACGACTCATAGCACCATCCGCTTGTATGTCTATGCCGTCCATTATCAAAGGCAGTGCTACATACGTATTTATTGTAGAGTTATCTAAACTTCGGAACTGTATAGTAGAGGTAGTCTCGTCTACTCCAGGGTGGAAGTAGATTTCAGTACCATCAGGTAAAGACATCTCAAACAGGTCAATTAAAGGGCTATCAACTTGCTGCCCTTGTAAATCGGTTGCTATTAAGTTACTCATGCTTCAAAAACTCTTTTTAAATTAACGCTTAGTGAATAAAAATTATCGTAAACATAGCTAGTGCTATAATCATCACAAACTACTTTTACGTCTTTTTCGCCTGTTCGTGTTGTATTGTTTGTATCAGGTAGCGTAAGTGTAAAATTTGATACACCCTTCTGGTTATCAAGAAACGCCACTATATCATCTATATCTTCTTTAGGGCGTGTCTTGAATGTCAGAGTATAGGACTCTTTCACAGAGTTTATGCCATCTGCAATGCGCTGCTCATATCCGTCACCAAAGCTGGCTGTTAAGACTTTTGGTCTAGAAGATCTTCCTAGGCTCTTATCGGGGGTGGCATAGGTAGTGCCTGTGTAAATAAAACCTATAGTCATTATGCTACTCCATATGGATTTAATATTCCACCTGAACGTTTCTGGTTCTGCATCTCTACTTGTACTGCTGCTGCTACGGCTTGGCCTAATTTGTCTGCGTCCATGCCGGAACTGCTTTGAGTCTGAGCCTGCCCTTCGTTGCTGATGTTCACTACTACATTGTTTTGTTGCGATCCCGCGCCTTTCATCTCAACAGGTATTTTTCCTCCGTGAGGTAAAGGTACTACTGCTTCGGTTCCATGCAGAGTTGCAGGGTATCCTGAGGTAGAGCCTCTTGCGATGCCTCCTGTAGCGTACCCCGGTACTTTCTGTCCTGCAGAGAAAACGCCTCCGTTTCTTGCTGCGGGAGCGCCAAACATACTTGAAATGCCTGTGAATATGCTGGACATTATACCATCGCCGCCGCCTCCTCCGAAAAGACCTTTAAACATACTTCCAAACATATCTCCAAGTCCATCAAAGATTCCTTTAAAATCGACTCCGATATCGGTAAATAGTCCTTTTAAAGATTCTCCGAGAGAGAGT